TTACCATATAGTGGTAACAAAAAGTTGTCTCGCAAAAACATAACTATTAGCCCGGAATTGTATTTGGAAAACATTTAATTTGACAAAATCTAAATATACGTATATAATAAACACATGACACAAAAAACTTATGCCCTCATCGACACTGCAAACACCTTTTTTCGGGCCCGGCACGTTGCATCACGTAATAGTGATCCTTGGGAGAAGGTGGGAATGGCCTTACACTTGACACTTGCTAGTGTCAATCAAGTTGTACGTAAATTTGGTATTGACCACGTTGTCTTCTGCTTAGAGGGTAGATCGTACCGAAAAGATGTATACAAGCCTTACAAGGCACAACGTGCAGTAGCCAATCAGGCATTGACTGAGGCAGAGAAAGAGGAGTCTGAGCTTTTTTGGGACACGTATGAAAAATTTGTAATTTTTTTACGTGAGAAGACAAACGTTAGTGTGTTGCGTGAACCTCAAGCAGAGGCTGACGATTTAATTGCAAGATTTGTGCATCTTCACCCTAATGATAAAATTTTCATCATCAGCAGTGATGGAGACTACGCACAACTTATTACAGAGCGAGTTTCTCAATATAATGGAATTACCAATCAACTTATCACTCCGGAGGGATACTTTGATGATAAGGGTAGACTGATTATAGATAAGAAAACTAAAGAGCCTAAACTACTAGGTGATCCCCAATTTAATTTATTTGAGAAATGTATGCGTGGCGACAGTAGTGACAATATTTTTTCGGCATATCCAGGTGTACGTACTAAAGGCACTAAGAACAAAATTGGCTTGATGGAAGCATATGAGGATCGTACTCAACAGGGATTTCGGTGGAACAACATGATGTTACAACGCTGGGTTGACCATGACGGTGTTGAGCATCGTGTTAAGGATGACTATGAACGTAATCGCCAATTGATTGACTTAACTTGTCAGCCGGACTGGGTTAAAGAAAATGTTGACAATGCTATTAAATCTGGTGTTCGTATTGAAACAACACCACAAGTTGGTATTCACTTAATGAAATTCTGTGGCAAATATGAACTTGAAAAAATATCACAAAATGCTGAAACTTATGCGAAATGGTTGAATAGTCCGTATACAGGTGTTCTAAATGAAACAAAGTAAAGTCTTAGAAAAAGAACAACGAAAAAATAATATTATAGATATTATTATATATGTACTAATGGTTGTGGCATTGTATGTTCATTTAACTAGTACAATAGTGGAGACAGTTTGAATGTTTAATACTACCGAACCTAGATATAAAGTCAAAACACTTAAGAGTGGAGACAATGACTTTACGTTTTCACATGACGGTTTTACATTAACACCACGTGCTGGTTTTCAAATTAGTTCAGGGTGTCCACAAAACTATAGAGAAATTATTGCTGAGTGTATTCAATATGGTTGGTTAAAGCCTGTTGCACACATGAAAGAGTCAGAATTTGTTTGGGAAAAACTAGGAGAATAACATGAATGATAAAGAAATTAGAGTTAATCTTGACGCATTAAAGATGATGGACGAGCGTATGCTAGCTGCAGTCATTGATAGTTTAGTAGAATACTATACTAATAATTATGGCTTAGAGGACTTGAGTGATATTCCGCAAGTTCCTAGTAAGCCACAATATGATTGTGAAGATTTGAGTATTGCTAAAGATTATTTAAAGAAGTACAGACTATGACAGAGATATTTTTAGAACTATATGGTTTGATTGTTTTGAGTAGTTTAATTGGATTGATGGTTAAGTATTTTATATGAGTTACGCAATAGATAGATTATTAAAATTCAAAACAGTACCCGAACGTTGGGAGATACACAACCTATGTGACACATTAGCGGAAGCAGAATCCAGATGTGAACAATGGAACAAAAAGATTGATGGCGGTAGGGCATGGCGTAATGGTCCAGTGATTGCAGAGTACCGTGTAAGAGAAATTGAAATAAAGGATAAAGAATGAACTTAGTAGCAAAACCAATTATTAAAAATCAATATTGGGTTATCACAGATGGTGATAAAAAAGTAGGTAATGTAGAAAGTCAAGGTACAGGCTTTGATGTTAAGATTGGTAATAATATTGAACATTATACCAATACCAAACAAATTGAAAAATTTAAAAAGATTGAATTTGAAAAATTTCGTAAACCTCAGGACACAGTAGCAGTTACTTTTTCTAGTTATCCTACTGGAAAAGGTAAGGTATATAATAGTGTATATGATGTGAAACGCAAATTGCATTTGTTCACTAAAGAAGAAAAAAGCAAGTGCTATCATGCTGCCGGATGGTTCTCGGTCAATCAAGGCAATGGATTTGTCAATATTTTTTGTCCAAAGTACATTTTTGTATGTAGATATGAGTATATTGGACCGTTTAATACCGAGGATGAGTTAAATAGTAGCATAAATACTTGATGATAAATGTAAAGAAGTTTATTGATAAAGTTGCGTTGGCAGAAACACGCAACTCGGTACAAGTTGTTTTACCGTTAATAGAAGCCAAACAATTACGTGATGATATTATGAAAATCATGTTAGACCAACGTGAGCAAACAGTAGACAATAACATACAAGTGGTTATGAGAGGGGATCGTTGGTAATGAGTAGAACACAACCTAAAGTTCTATTAGAGATAGTAGACAAGACAAGTTATAAATGTGACCAGATTGTAGAGGCTAGCGGTATATGGGCTGTCTTCTATGACGACCAACCTATCAATTTAAAAAGTTCACATTACCTAGATAGCAATACAGTACCTAAATATAAAAAGACAAGTTTTAGCAATCCTGGTCATGCCAGAAATCTTTGTCGCAAATTAAACAACCAATTCAAAACTGATAAATTTAGTGTCGTGTTTCTATCTATCGGCACTAGAGTTTATCCAGATGACTAAGCTATCTTATAAAGAATTAGTCACACAACAAATTATTAAAGAGTTAGATATAGACGGTCCTACTTGGACACTAGACGAAGCCATGAAAAAATGGTGGATGGTTCAAAGACCTGATGGTGGACTACGATTAACTGATATAGGTGATCTATCATTTCGTTATGCCAAAATAGAATTTTATAATTATGATTTTGTTATAGATAGTAATAGTGGCTGGCATAGTTATCTACTAGATTTAAATAAAAAATTAAAATGCCCCTATTATATAGGCGTAAATAAAGTTAACGATAGCAAAAAACCCTTCATAAGATTATATGATAGTAAGATTGCTATGTTAGTAAGTCTGTATGGTAACATATCAGAATATCTTAAATCAGTAAAGGTACGACAATGACAGAAGAAAAGAAAAGCAAGAATCCATTCATCAATATGGCCAATGACGCCAAAAAGAAAAATCAAGGAGAGCATCCTGGATTAGGCAAAGCACCAAAGAAACAAGGCCCTAAACCAAATAGTAAAGGTTTCGGTGGTAGTAGCGTAGTAAGACGAACCGGACGTGGCGGATAAATACTTGTCAACGAAAACGTGGTCTACCGCGTTATATATATGTGAGTATATTTTTATAAAGGAACTCAAAATGAAACAACTTATCGCAATCATTCTAGCAACATTCGCACTAGCAAGTTTTGCCGCTGAACCATCACAACCAACTAAAGCAGCAGATGGTATGATGTTGGCCAAGAAGAAAGACCATAGCAAGGATGCAAAGGTGGACGCTACCAAAAGTCCCAGTAAAAGCCCTGCCAAGGACACAAAGGAACCTGCTAAAACTGACGCAAAGTCAGCAAAGCCAAATAAGGGTTTGTGATGATAGTGATGACGGTCCACCCGGTCCTGATGAACTAGATTTACAAGTAGGGTTTGATCGCCCAACTCTAGTACATCATGAAATGGATGATGAACCGTTATCAGATTATGTAATGGTCAGACTTGCTGTAATTAGAGCCCGCACTCTACAAAAATACAGAGAAGTATGTTATAATCGTGATACATAGGCACTAAATACTATGTCAGTTAGAGTTCTGTAAAAACTCAAATCATACACACACATAGGAGAAAATTATGATTAAATCTTTCGCACACGATGCCGTTGACGCGGTACAAAAGGCTAAACTACAATTCGTTTCTACTTTCGTTAAGCACGAAGGTCTAGCAGAAACAATGACTAAATTTGTAGAAGCACAATCACAATATACAAAATCAGCATTAAGCACCAATATTGATACAATGATGGACTTTAGTACATTT